TATCCATGCCCATAGGCGGAGGTGGCAGAGGCGCCTCTGCAATTACTGTAGTTGATTGTGGTACTAACTTCGCCAAAGCGGCTAGATAACCGGAACACGTTGGGCTATACAATGGATTACTTGCACATGGGTCTACAGAATACTTCAGACTAAAACTAACATTCATCACCTCTGGTCCATATGGACCTTGCCAAAAGTTATTGTCTTTGCCTATAAAACCATATTGCACTTGACCTATAGAAGGTACTGCTAATGGTGTCGTAAAAGTTTCACCAAAATTAAAATTAGTCCAGTTGTATTTGTAAGATAAATTCCAAGCATTACCATAAAGCAAATTATCTGCACCTCTACCTCCAGTGTTATCCCAAAAGCGAACAAGCGCAGTCAACTGGTCAACACGGCCATCATCCCACCCATTACCATTCTTTGCAGTAAAAGCAAAGTTATATCCATTGACTTGTAGACCTGTCGCTGAAGGTAATAATGAAGAAACGAGTTGTTGTTGATAGATGTACGATGAGCCATAGGAGAAGTTAATATTATTTCCTGGACGCACGATTGCATTTGGTCCACAATAACCAGGATCACCACCAGACCAACATGTCAATGAGTTTTGATACACCCCGCCAACCCATGGTGTTGGTCCACCTTGGGGAGTATTCTGTACAATATTCCCTGTGGTGTATACTTGTGTTGGATCTAAAGTTTGCGCTTTACTTGAATGCGCTATGAACAAGGATGCCAAGCAAAGAGCCAAGCCCAATGTTTTTAACAGTTTCATATCTGTCTTCTTTTTCTGGTTGTGGAATTTTATCTTTATTTTCTTCCCAAGCCGCTTTAGCTTGTTCACCAATCTTACCATCAATCGGACATGGTGTGCCGGCTGCCATCATAGCATCAAACACTCTTTTATCCTGACACATAGTAGCAACTGCCGCAACCTTCATACCCATATCATACAATGTCTTAGATAGTTTTAAACGTTCGCAATTCATATCACGAATAGTACCACCACCGCTTACACCAAAGATTTGTGTCTGGACAGAGCCAGATGAACCCGTAGAGCATAAGTCATTATTACCACCACTCATCATTGCTGGCGCAACTGCTGTTGGAGGAGGTTGAATAACCTTTTGTGTAATTGTTGTTTCATTAATATTACGATTAGTCATCTCACCACTATTAATATTTTGGTTAATGTTAGCATTTTGATTGACGTTCGTATTTGTGCTAGTACTGGTGCTATTTGACTGATTAACGTTATTATTGTTATTTGTCATTGTGCCAGTATTGACATTGTTGTTCGTATTGACGCTAGTGCTAGTATTAACGTTATTGTTATTATTTGTAGCGGTACTTACGTTATTGTTATTGTAAGTCATCGTACCAGTGTTTTCGTTCTTATTGATATTGGTGGATGTGCTTGTGCTGACGTTGTTATTGTTAAACGTCTGTGTGCCGCTATTCACGTTGTAATTTGTATTAGTGTTTGTGTTGGTTGACGTTGACGTATTCTGATTGATGTTCGTCATTGTACCGCTGTTAATATTATTATTAGTATTAACGTTTGTGCTTGTACTTGCATTAGTGTTTTGGTTGATGTTTGTCAACGTACCACTTTGAATGTTATTGTTCGTGTTTACATTCGTGCTTGTGCTTGTGTTTGTATTGACGTTATTGTTATTGTTCGTCATAGTTCCGGTATTGACATTATTATTATTGTATGTCATCGTACCAGAGTTAACATTGTTATTATTGAACGTCTGCGTACCACTATTCACATTGTTGTTTGTATTAACGTTTGTAGATGTGCTAGTGCTTGTATTGTTATTATTGTTTGTATTCAACGATGTGCTATTGACAGTTGAATTACTTGTGGCATTACTATTACTTACAGATGTACTATTGCTATTGACTGTGCTAACGCTATTAGAGGTACTATTTGTATCCACTAGCGATTTGCTATCATAACTTCCTTGATTAATAAGACTTGTGGTCCCTGTTGTTGTTCCGCCAGTTGTGCTGGATGTTCCGCTTGTCGTTTGAGTAAGTGCGTTACCAAACATCATAACAAAAAGAATACCGATCAGGCTCTTCTTGTTTATACTAACCATTTTTGTATATCTCCTATTATTGTTTTATTGACACCATATCATCATATAAAGCAATAATCGTGCGTATTATTTAGCCACCTGATACCGCTTTGTCTCTATCTTCACGTTCCTTTTTCTCTCTCTCTTGTGCTTGTCTTCTCAATATTAAATTTCTTTGAGCGACCTTCGCTTCATATATTTTTTTCTCTTCCATTGCACCATAAACACCAATACCACCCATAACAATTGCAAAAAGAATTGCCGCAAACCCAATAAAGTACATACCAAACATAAACATGTCTGCCATTTTCTTTTTGTGTTCTAATTGTCTTTCTTCTTCTGCACGTTCAGCTTCCGCACGTTCTTTAAATAAACGTGTTCGCTCTTTAATCATATTTTCCCAAACTTCAGGTTTACCTAAAGTCCAAATGATTGTATCTTTTAACTCACGTTCAGCTTGCCTTAATGCATCACTATGCATAGCAATTTCAAGTGCTTCTTTACCTAACTCTGCGTCAGTTTTTCCTAATCGACTTGCTTTTGCTTTTACTTTCGATCTCTCACGATGAATTGCATCTGAAGATTCAAAAAATTTGCTGAATTGTCCAACAAGGCTATTAACATCTTTACCTAATGCGATAGCCTGTTTAATGTGACTGACTGCACTCTGTGCGGCTGAGAATGCTAGTCCGATTGTAATTGGATCCATAATGATTAACCGCCAAGTTTACATATTTCTTTGTGTAATCGTTGAGAGCAATCTTTTGTGGTCCATTCTACGCAATGTGCTATTCGATTATAAACATCTCCAGTCCATTGCCATTTGGTGCAGGTCTTTACTTCATCCGTTTTCTTAGGACTTTCCTTTATCTCAGCACTTGCAGTTAAAATAATTAAACATAATATAATTGATAAAAACTTTACAAGACGATAGGAATCCAAAGCCACAGACCTTGACTCATAAGCAATGCGGCTAAGAGTCCAACCCAAATACTTGCCCAATACAATGACATGCTAACTGCTAAAATACTTGCGGATAATAAAACGATTGCAATTTGAAAAGCAGAACCAGCAAAAGTTAACCAAGGACTTGATTTACGAATTTGGTCCCGTTCAGCTTCTAAGGCACGTGCCTTAGCCATAAGTTCCTTTTTACCCTCACCAGATGCAGGGTCGGATTCGTATCTGTCAATTTTTGCTTTTAGTGTTTCAGCTTTTTTGAAATCTTTTTGTGCAATGGCATCATCCATACGCATTTCGGTTAGCGTTTGTTTGATAGATTTTGCTTGAAAGAATGACCAAGTGTCGTTTGCTTTGATTGTATTGTTCAAAACTTTACTGCTATATCCACCTGCAATATACGTATTGATTGCAAGCAAAGCGGCTAAAACTGTGATTACCCATCCAGCCTTATCTTTAATTTGTGCCTCACGTTCACTACGTGACAATGGTTTCTTTTCTAATACTACTTCTGCCATTTTATTTTCCTTTATTATGTAAATCAAATAATGATTTAACTTTCTCTTCTAGGACTCCAATTCGAACATCCATTTTAGCTAAAACGATAACAAGAGCGATAAACCCCATAAACACTGGCCATGCTTTTATTAATATTTCTACTGTATCCATACCAATTATCCTCCCTAGGACTTGATAATATTATTTATGGTAAACCAAGTCCTAGGAATGTGTCGAAAAAACAACATTCTATAGGGGGATTTTGTTGTTTTTTTGCAACAATGTGGATATTCCTTGACAAATTCTCAGGATTTGCTATACTGTAAGTATGGTAATGAGAAAAAAACGTTGCGACCGAAACCATGTACTGTACAGAGTTACATGCGTTGATACTGGCGATACATATGTTGGCTTGACTGTTGCACAGGGTCAAGCCTATTTGCGTTCTGTTAAAGTTCGTTGGCAAAAACATGTGAGCCGTGCCAAGTGCGAAAATAAAAATTGGGCAATGTGTAATGCATTGCGTGAGTTGGCTGGTGCAAATTGGCAATATGAAGTTATTGAGGTGATCCGTGGACGTAAACCCGCACACCAGCGTGAACGTGAATTGATTGCCGAATATGAACCATCGTTAAATACATTTTGACATATTGGATATGATGTGTTATACTGTATAAACATCAATAAAGGAGTTTTTATATGAGACTTGGACCGTTTACTGTTGCGCCAGAAAAAATGACTATGGGCGTTTTACTAGGTGCGCTATTTGCTTGGCTATCTTTTTATTTGCTTGGTTCATACGTGACACTGTGCGCCATCAATAGTTTGTTTCCCGCATTAAATATTCCTGTAACATGGGAAACTGTATTTGCGGCATTTTGGTTAACCGCATTGGTGAATGCTACTGTTGGGAGTTCAAAGTGAAACTTTTAGTTGCTGGATTGATTAGCGTTTTTGCGTTAAGTAATTCCATTGCTGGAGAGTCCATCTTTGGTGGCGGTAGTTTTGTTTCGGAGTCTAGTCAAAGTTCTGGCGACAATTATGTAAAATATGACTTAGCTAGAGTTGTTAGAATTCAACCTATCACAACATCTAAAGTGTATAGCGTTATTCGCCAATCATGCACGTTAGTTGAAGATTTGTCTCCATCATCTCCAGTTGCTGGCGCTGTTGTCGGTGCGAATCAATCTAAAATGATTCAACGTTGCATCCCATATAATGACAGAGAATATAAACAAGTGATTACTGGATATGATGTTACGTTTGAATATTTTGGACAAATACGAACAGTTCGTATGGAACACGATCCAGGAGATACAGTAAGAATTAAAGCAGTTACAAGTGTGTACGTAATTCAGTAATTATGAAAAAGCTACATAGTATTATAGCAATTTCTTTTTTTGCATCAATTGCAAAAGCTGGAGTTGTTCTTGTCGAAGATTCTTCTACCCAAAGTGGAATCTATATGGCAAAGGTTATATCAAAAAAACCTATAGTAGAAAAGGTAGCATATATGGCAACTAAAAATTATTGTGAGAGATATTATGGAACTACGCATTACAGCGGTGCATCTGTAAATTCTCCCATAATTGCAAAAACTGAAACAGATTCAAAACCTGTATGTAATCTTGTAACACATCAAAATTATTATGATGTTATTAAAGGATATCAAGTTACATATGAATTTAAGGGTACACTAAAAACTGCAATACTACATTATGAACCAAGCGAATTTGTGCAGGTGTACAATGCGCCGTGATGTATTATATTTACGGAGCCGAGGGAAGTAAATCTACCCGTAAAGCGGAACTACTCTTAGTTGTATGTAGAAGACACTATAAACTTTTTTTATTGGGTCAAGATTATACAAGAGATCAATTAGAGAAATTAGTTCCAGGAACAGATTATGTGCCAC